GGTTTAGCTATAATGGCTAATCAGAAGCACTTATATACACCGACTAAAGAAAAATCAAAAATAAGCGTTAACTTTGCACGATACAACAACTCAAGCTCTTACAGTCAATTAATAAAGTAAATGAAAGAAGTTAAAATAAATATTAAGTCCGCTGTATTTCCAGATCAATTCGCTTCAGATGCGCAGAAAAAAACAGAAGAATTTGGATTACAGGTAGGACAAGCTATACAATACGAGTGGTTTAGAAAAGATGGTGGGAGCTGTAGGTTTTATGACCAATGGACTGCTTTTAATAGATTAAGATTATATTCGAGAGGAGAACAATCTATAGCTAAATACAAAAATGAATTAGCTGTAGATGGAGATTTGAGTTATTTAAATTTAGACTGGACTCCTATTTCGGTTATACCAAAGTTTGTAGACATAGTTGTAAACGGAATGTCGGACAGATTATTTAAAGTAAAAGCGTATGCGCAAGACGCTATGTCTGCCGAAAAAAGAAACAAATTTCAAAACATGATAGAAGGACAAATGATTGCTCGTCCTTTATTAAGACAAATAACAGAAGATTTTGGAGTAGATGTATTTAGTGTTCCTGAAGAAACTTTACCTAATGATGATCAGGAGCTGGAACTATACATGAATTTAAAATATAAACCAGCTATAGAGATAGCTGAAGAAGAAGCTATAAATACTTTGTTAGCCGAAAATCATTATGAAGATTTAAGAAAAAGAGTAGATT